GTCAGCGTCAGGAAGCCGCCGCCGCCAAACAGGTTAGAGGGTATAACGTCATTGATCGCACCCAGGGTGGTGAAGGTGATCTTGCCGCTGGCGCTGGCCTTGCAAGAGAGCGGACAATCCGTGGCCGCCGCCGTGCCGCCGTTCTCTGCGTCAAAGACGATGCCGTCCGCGACCTCTCGGGCTTTCAGATTGTCACCCGCGATGGGGATGATACGCTTCAGCGCTTTGATGGCCTTGTTTAGAGTGCGCACTTTCACGAGCGCCAGCTCATCGCTCTTCGCGAGGATGGAGTCCAGATCATGGGCTTGTCGGGACGCGGACATGGCTAGCCAACGCTTGGGTTGGGATTCACGAGCCAGTAGTAGGAGTAGTAGTCCACCACGGCGTGGTAGGTCGTGCCGGGGATCGGGACGGCATCCCGCTTGTCGAGCACCCAGCCGGACGGCTGGTTGTAGAGAGGATCCGTCAGCCAGGTGAAGGGGTTGGACGGCAGACCGAAGTTCTCTGGCGGTGCGATGGCCGTGGCCACATTGCTGGCGCTCGGTTTGGTGCTGGAAAACCAGCGGATGGTGACACCGACCCGGTTCAGCGTTACGTTGCCGGGGTGCGGACCGGCGGGAGCGCCAGGGATGCCGACCCAGCGACCGCTCACCCGCTCGGCATAGCTGGTGCATTCTGCGATGTAGCCCTTCGTGCCGTTGACGCCTCGGCTGATGATCTCCATCACCGGCTTCCCGGCCTTGCAGCCCACGGCCTGGGTGCTGGCGACAAAGAACGTGCCGCTGATGCCGGTCGGGGAGCGCGCCGCGCCGATGGCGATGCCGTCCTGGGTGGTCTCCAGGCGAAGTTCGCGCACCTCATCCCAGCCGTCGCCCGCGCGGCGCAGCTTCGGGATCTCCAGATCACCGGAGGGCACAGAGCCGAGGATCTTAACGAAAGACATCGGGCAAGGTTCGGGGTTCGGAGTTCAGGGTTCGGAGTCTCGTCAGGACGTGCGGATGCGTTCCAGCTCGCCTTTGATGTCATCGAGCTTGCCGATCACCTGATCCTGGGCGGGCGGTTTGTTTTTGGCGTCCGCATTGGCTGCGGCGCGGAGGTTGGCGTTCACGGCGGCCTTTGGCAGGGCAAAGCTGCCCGTGGCACCGAGCCCCTTCGTCACGTCCTCGCCATTGCGCAGGCGCGCCAGCGCGCCCTGGACGACATCGCCGCCGTTCGCGCGCAGCTGTTTTAATGCGGCAGTGCCCCCGATGTCCCACAGATTGGAAAACGCTTTCTTTCCTTCGTTCGGGCCGGTGAGGTTGATCGCTCCCGCCAGTCCCGCCGCTTCCGATCCACCGAAGCCGAGATCCAGGCCGAGCCGCTTTCCTGAGAAGCCTTTGATGCTGTCCGCCTTTTGCTGGGCACGCTTGTCTTCAAAATCGAGTTTACGCTGCTCTCGCTTGGAGATGATGCCGTCGCCGTCTTTGTCGCCGCGCAGTGCGCCACCGGCGGCGGCCTGCACTTTTTGCGCGGCCTGTTTGGCTTCGGCAGCGGTCTTTTTCATCGCTAAGCTGGCCGCGTCGCCAGCCGCGTGCATCGCGCCCTCCAGCCCGCCTGCTTCGCGTGTGGCATTGCGCAGTTCATCACCCGTGCGTCGCGCGCCCTTGATGGCCTCGTCGAGCGTAAATCCCTGCGCCAGCGCGGCGGCGATGCCGCCGAGGTAGCCGAAGCCCTCGCCAAGATGATCCACGAGCACGGCAGCCTGGCGCAACGGCCCGGCCAGTTCCTTCACACCGTAGATCACACCGGCCAGCGCTTTCGAGGCCAGCACGCCCATGGACTCGAAGGTCTTTTCATTGTCATTGATGACCGCCATGAGGTCTTTGCCTCCGGCCACGGCCTGCTGGAAGATGCCCTTCGTCAGCGCGCCCGCCGCCTTGTCCATCGCGCTTTGCAGCGAGCTGAAGGCTACGGCGGCGGTGTCGCCGGCCTCGCCGAGGGTGCCGATTTTGCCGACGAGGAATTGATACAGGTTCCCGGCCTCGCGCGCTGTTTTGATGTCATCGTTGGAGATCTGGAGCACCTTCGCGAGACTGCTGTCCGCGCCGATGTTGGCGGTGACAATGGAGCGCATCTCCTGGGAGAGCTGATGGGCAGGGATCGCGGAGTTCCCCAGCGCGTTCGCGAACTTGCCCACCAGGTCAATGTTCTCCTTGATGTTGATGCCCGCGCTCTGGCTCGCGCCGAGCGTGGCCATGAAGCCCTGCACCAGGTCGGTCAGTGATCCGGTGACTTTCGGCTCCAGCTCGATGAGCTGCTGCATGGCCTTCGCCGCCTCGGCCTTCGCCGCCTCGGCGTTCAGCCCGGCCATTTGCTGGAGCACGTTGCCGATGGCCACCTCGCTGTCACCCATCGTCTGGTTGAACTCCATGCCGCGCTTCAGCAGCGAGGTGAAGCCCGCCGCGTCGCCGAGACCTGTAAGCTTCGCGGACAGGCCGCCGACACCGCCGATCAGATCCCGCAGCGTGCGCTGCGCGCCAGCGCCGTCGAGACCGATTTTATAACGCAGGTCGTCGCTCATGTCCGGTCAGAGTCGGGGAGGAGGCACCTGTGAGCAAACAGTAGGGACGGAGGCACGATCACGGCGCGATGGTGAATCGCTCCTCCAGCCACGCGCGCATCTGGTCGCGCGCGCGGACAATGCAGCGCTGCACCCAGCCCACGGTGCCGCCGGGATCCAGCCGTGAGGCACGCGCCTCCAGCAGCGCGGCACCGGCCTCGACCGGTAGATCAAAGAGCAGCTCACGCCGGGTGAAACGATAATCATGCATCATGAGTTCGATGTAGGCCATGACCCAGCCCGCGCCCGGCACGGCCTGCGGCATGTCCATCCCGGCCCCGGCGGAAGGGCCGGTCTCTACTTTCCCACCTCAACGGCGCTGCGCGCGCGTGACTGGCGCACCAGATGCGCGATGAGGAGAAAGAAATCCTCCGCCAGCCATTCCGCCGTGGCATGGGCGGCGGCGCGGTCAAAGAGGCGGCGGCGTTTCACCTTCAGCTCCTCGGCTGATTCCGTCCCGGCAAAGGGATCGGAGAGCGTGTCGTGATCGAGCAGATCATAAGCATCCAGAGGTCGCGTGAAAATGAAGCCCAGGTGCGACAGCGCGCGAAGCTGGTCCACCGTGAAGTCAGCGCCCTCCTGCGCGGCGGTGAGCAGCCCGGCCACCTGCTCCTGGGCCGCGTGGACGAACAGCTCGCGGTGCAGCGTGAAGCATTGCGTGACCAGCAGCGCGGCGTGGTGCAGCTTCTCTCCACGGATGTGGATCGGCGCGGCCTCCGGCAGCAGCAGCGCGCGGAAGTGCGCGGGATCCATGCCGGCGGCCACCGCCTGCTCGCGCGCGGCGATGCCCGCCTGAGCCTCATGCCAGGAGGCATCGCGCTCGGTGAGGACGGGCTTCCCCGCCTGATCAGGATTCTCCGTGCTCATGAGTTTGGACTTCGTAACTCGAAAGTCACTACGAGCAGATCAAGGTGCCCAGGGCCGGGCCTGCGGTGCTGCCAGCGCCGGAGCCCAGGCTCACCCAGTGCGTGGCTTTGATGGCGAGCATCTTGGATTTGCCCGCCGTCCATTTCACCGTCCACTCCAACACACTGCCGGCGATGCCGGAGATCGGGAACACGATGCCCTGCCCGCGTGTGGGCAGCGTCGCGCCACTGGACATGATGACATTGAACTCCAGCTCGTACCGCTCATTGGTCAGCAGCACGCTTTGCAGTCCGCCGCAGCAATCGGGGATCGTCTCGATGTCACCCGTCAGGGTGAGCGATCCATCCTCGATCTGGCCGAAGGTGGTTCCGAGTTCGCAAGTGCCGAAGCCGAGCGAGGCGTTTCCGAGGACTTTGATAGAGCCGGGCATGGCGGGAGATTAGAGCCAGTGCGCGCGCGGGGTGGAACAGGAGGGACAGATAAAAAAAGAAATCAGAGATCCGAAGGTGGCGCGGGCCACGGCTTTAGGAGCGAATACACCTCCGGCATGTGCCACCAGATCCACAGCTCCATCGAGGGGCTGAGCGGCCTCTCCCGGAGCTCCGCCTCCGGCGCGGCACAGCCCGCCAGGAAAGGACAGAGCGCAAGAAGCAGGACGGCTTTCATCGACAGCGCCAGGCGGCGGATTAGTAATTCATTTCATCGATACAGCTCTGGCGCACGTTGATCGTCGGCGTGCCGCTGAGGGTGTTGGCATAAATAAAATAGCCGTTCAGCGTGCCCGTGCCGCTATCCATCTTCAGCATGCCCACGCTGGTATGCTGCGCGTCAATGACTCCGGCTGTATCGCTGGACTGCACTGAAGCCTCGGTGATCATGCAATGGCGCAAGGTGATGCTCCCGCCTTCGCCGTTTGTGCCCGCCACGCCCCCAGTTCCCGGCGACCCGCCAGTAGCTCCATTGGCAGCCGCCACACCGCCGACGTTGGTATAATGCAGCTCCACTGAGCCGCCCGCGCCCGCACTCCCGCCCGCGCCGTTTTCGCCCGATGCGCTTCCTCCATTACCGCCATCGGCGATGACAGTGGTCATATCGGAAAAAATAGCATAGACGCTGCCGCCGTTGCCTCCTCCACCTGCCGAAACTTCGTCTTCGCCTCCGGATCCTCCTATGACACTCACATTCGTCGCCTTTACATTATGCAACACTATTGAACCCGCGTTGGCTCCGCTGCTTGCAGGGGCACCATCCGCGCCGTTGCTGCTGATCATGTCAAACGTCACTGAACGGCCACCAAGATCGCGGATCGTGATAACGCCGGAATTGGTGCTTTGCACATTCGCCACTGTCGTGCTCGCTGCCGACATGCCCTCCACCGCAATGGTGATCGAGCCCTCCTGGCTCAATCCGCTGAAAGCGCCCGCACCCAGAATAAACACCCGCGCGCCGTCTTGGTAGGCTTCGTTCATAGTTTGATAAGGCTTCGAGGGATCGCCCACGGTGCCGGTGGGGTCGTTGCCGTCCGTCTCCACCCAAGCGACGAGATCAAGCTCAATGGTGCCTCCGCCTCCCATTGACTCGATCTTGTCGCGGATGGCGTTCTTGCTGGGAACGGCACTGTTCCCGTCCCAGCTCGTCGCATTGTAAGCCGTGTCGTCGCCCGCGATCTTCGTTCCCGCGATGGCGGCGTTGGCATTGATGTCCGCGTCCACGATGGTGTCATTGGTCAGCATGGCGCTGGTGAGCGTGCCCGTGCCAATCCGGGCGGCTGGCACGGTGCCGGTGGCGAGATTACTGGCGTTGAGATTGGTGAGCCACCCGCCGTGGTTGGCCGCGCTGCCGGCGAGTAAATAACCCGTGTCACCGGACACCGCATTTGCGACTTTAATCGTCACCCCCCCAGCACCAACATATTCGAACGTCGCCGATGCTACGCCACTTAAATTGGCCAGGGAGAGATGCGGGGTGTTATCGCCATCGGAGACGATGGTGAAATACCCCGTGCAGGCCAGCTCGCCGTCAGCACCAAAGGCTGCCACGCTCCCCGCGTCCGCCGCCCCTAACCCGCCGTAGCTCTTGACGAGTTCCAGATTGCTTCGCGCCTCGCTGGCGGTGCCCGCGCCGGTGCCGCCGCGTGCCAGGGCCAGCACACCCGAGGCGACATTGGCCGCGTCCAGTCCCGTCACGTTCGCGCCCTGGACAGAGAGAACATTGGTATCGAGCAGCAGCGAGGCATCCAGCGTGACGCCTCGAATCGCACCCGCCGAGATATGGCCCAAGAGAGTCGATGCAATACCTGGCGCGCTCGGCCAGTAGGGCACATTGTTCACCGAACTGCCCTTCGTCAGTTCCAGCAGTGCCCGCGCTGCCGTGGCATCCGCCGGAGTCAGCAGCCCGCGCCCATACGCCGTGGTGGTCAGCCCGGCGATGCTGGTCAGATCCGCATCGAGCGGCTGGTAAAGCCCTGGGGCGGCCGCGATGCTGAGTTTTGCATCGAGCGCGGTTTGCAAATCGGTCTGCGCGCTCAGCGTGCCGGTGATGCTGCCCCACGCGCCGCCGCTGACCAGGCTGTTCGCATACGCGGCGATTTGCGCGGCGCTGGCTTTTTGAGAAGTGCCGGAGTTCGACACTTCAAACAGTGACGCGCCCGAGACGCTCGACGCGGCGGGCAGATCGCTGATTTTTTTTCCAGAAGGGACGAACTGCGCCGAAGCGATGGACGCGGTGCCCGCGATGAGCAGAAGAGTGTATTTCAGATTCATGGTTCTAAGTTCAGAGTTCAGAGTTCAGAGTTCAATGCTCGCGGGGCGCGCCCGCATCGGTCAGCCTGGCCTCGCCGGCGTCGGTCAGTCGCACAGCGGCGGGATCATCGAGCGCGTAGCGGATCACGAACTCGCACTTCGCCGCGCGATAGGCGGGCAGCTCGGCGATGCGCAACCACGTCCAAGTTTGGAAACGGAAAATGCGTCCCACGGAGCAATCAATGTTTGGCTCGTCGCTGATGTCAGCGCCGCGCACGAGCGCGATGACGTACTGGATGCGGTCGAGGAAGCTGTCCGGCGTGCTCACCGTGGCGCCGCTCACGCTCCTCCCCGGCAGCAGATCGAGGGAGACGTGCCCCTGCACATAGGCGGCGATGGTGCTCTCGACGATGCCGTCTGCATCGTTGGACTCGACGATCCGCTCGCTATCAATGCTGAGGATTACGCGGAAATCTCCCAGGACGTCGCCTTCGAGCTGGTTGAGCGCCTCCGTCTCATCCTGAGCCATGGACACATGCGCGCGCGCGGCCACGAGCGGCGGCGTGATCACAGCGGACAGCGCATTAAGGATGGTGCTGGCTTTCATCGCGCGATCTGCATGGGTTCAAGCGTCGCAGGCACATCCGCCGGCAGATGAGTCACCTGCCACCACGCCGCTGCCATAAACAGCAGCGCGAGCAGCGCGAGCAGCGCGATCATGAGATGGCCAGCCGTGCTCACTATTAGAAGCCGATGCCCTCCGAGTAAACCCGCGAGTCTTCCGCGATGATGACCGCGCTCGGCAGCGTGCGATCCTGCCCAGGGAAGAGCGGCAGCTCGCCTTTCGCGATCTGGTGGAGCTGCTCGCGCACGAGCTGCAAATCATCCTTATAAGGGAAAAGCGCCTCCTTGTTCCGGCGCGCATAGCACAGCGCGGCGGCGATCAATGAGCTAGCATGTCGGAGGAAATCCACCGGCGCACTGGCTGCGGAGGTGTCCACGGGCACTGTGTAGCGCATCCCGATCAGCGCGTTGACCTGGCCCTCGGCGAGCGCCTGCACGGTGGAAAACTGATCCTGCACGCCGTTGCGGTCGTCATCGAGCGCCTCTGTCACCCATCCGGCGGGGATGAGGGCGTTGAGGTCGGTGAGGGTGAAGTAGGCCATCCGATGCGGTTCAGAGTTCAGATTTCAGAGTTCAGAGTATCAGGTCTCCCGCCCGCTTCGCTTCTTTGCCCTTTCGCGGCGCTTCGCGGAGGGGTCGGAGGCTCCTTGAGGGTCAGGACAGCGGATCAGGGTGAACCACGTCAGGAATCGCGATCTTTTGAGTTTTTAATGAAAACGACGGTGAAGTTTCCCCCACCGCCGTTCCCGTGGCATCGCAACCCATGAGCGGATTGCAAAGTGTTGGTTCAGGCGGCGGCGGGCGGGAGCGGGGGTTTCACACGGTCCAGCGCCTCGCCAGCCTCGCGGGCGACCTCGGCGGCCTGGCTCAGGTCCAGTCCCTCGGCTTTCCAGAGAGAGGCGGCAACCGGATCATCCTTGGCGTGGGCCTCGGCGGCTTTTACTGCTGAAAGGAAGGTCTCGCAAGCGCTGGTGAAGTCGGCGGCGGCGGCGCGGAGGCGGTCGCCGATCTCCCGCGTGCGACGCAGGGCATCGCCGGGGCGGTCGAAGGTGGGATTGGATTTGCGCGTGGCCGCCGGGGGCGCGGCCACCACCGCGCCGATCATGCCCGCCATGTGCGGCGGGACGGTGATCGGCTGGAACACCGTGCCGCCTGAAGGGGCGACCGGCTGCGAAGCAGGCGCGGCCACCGCCTTGGGCGGGACGGGGGGGAGATCAGCAGGATCCATGCGGCGGGGGATGGATGGAGGGTTTCAGATCAAGGCGATCAGGCCGCTTCCGCGCCGGTGCTGCCGTAGGCATACTCGGGCAGGCCGTAGCCGAGGGCCATGCGACCGCGCGCCTTCCACTGGAACACGTCTTGATTGAAGACGGCGTCCGAGGTGAGGCTGAAATTTGGCGTGATCTCGAAGCTGCTGCGCGGCTGGTAGATGAAGGGCTTCACCGCCTGGCTGCAATCCAGCAGGAACCACGGGCGCGCATCCGCGTCATTGATGACGCTGGAGGCTTGCGCGGCGCTTTGCAGGCCGGGCAGCACGATGAGCTGCGCCTTCTGGTAGTTCGGGTTCGCGCCGCCGCCGCTCAGAGTCGGCAGCTTCACGATGGCCTCCGCCGTGCTCTGGTCGTCGGAGCACACGACCAGGTAGAGCATGGAGCTGTCCTGGCCGAGGTAGAGCGGCACGCCCTCGGCATCCACGCGCTCCACAAGGCCCGCGAGCGCGGCCTCGAAGTTCGCGGCGGAGATTTTCTTGACCCCGCTGTTCGTGAACGCCGTGGCCTTGCCGTGGGCTTTCTTCGCGGCGGAGAAGAAGGCGCTGTTCGTGTAGTCCTTGCCCTTGCTGGAGCTGAAGGCATTGATCAGGAGTTGGGTCAGCTCCAGATCCGGCACCTGACCGGCGCGCTGGCCCAACAGGCTGGCCGTGGGGGCAAACATGGCGTAGGTGTCGTCCTCGATCGACTCGCGCTGGATCTCGATGATGCCGCCCCACGTCTCATTGGTCAGGCGGTAGCCCAGAAGCTGGAGGCGCTTCTTGATGTACTCGCCCGTCTTCCTGCCGATCTGCGGCAGGCTCGCCAGCCAGCCATAGACATTCTCAGCGGCGGCGGAGGGGCACTCCATGCACAGCTTCTTGTAGAAGCCCGGCGCGAGATTGCGGGCCTGGTTGAACTTGGTCTGGAATGACTTGTTGATTCCAGCGAGATTGGCGGCGGTGACTTCCATGGCGGGTAGGAGTGGGGTGAGATTTCAGTTCTTTTTTTTCAATTCAGCAGGCCGGATCAGGCTTCAGCCGTCCAGATGCCGGAGTAGTGGATCACGTCCCACTTCCCGGCGGTGAGGCACACGAGCTGCACCTTCTCGCCAATCGCGTCGGCAACGAGGTATTTGCCCGCCGCGCCCTGCACTCCGGTGGAGGGCAGCGCGATGGTCTCCGTAGCGTTCGGGTCAATGCGCAGTTCCTGCGCCGCCTGGACCACGAAGGTGAAGGTCAGACCCGCCGTGGCAGGCGGCAGAGCGAACGTGGCAGCACCGGAGGCACCGGCGTTGCTGATGACACCACCCGATAGCGCGGCGGTGATCGTGGCACCATCGGCGTCCACGAGCGTGGGCAGGCGGAAGGGCTGGACGCTCGCGTCCAAATTGCCGACTTGCACCCAGACGCCCGAGTCATCGACCTTGCGGACGATGCCGGCGACGACACCATGCGTGCCACCACTGGAGGCAACGGTCTGGTTGTCCTCGACGAAGCAGCGCTTGCCGATGTCCGCGTCCGTCAGCGGACCTGTGACAGAGTTGCTGAGAAGGAAGATGCCGGTCTCGATCTTGGCATCGAGATCGCCCGCAGAGCCTGCGGAGTTGTCCACCTCCTCGCGGTGGACGCCCACGACCATCAGGCCGGCGGCATCGCTCGCGTTGGTGATGTAGCCGCTGGAGTTCCGCGCGGCGAGCACTCCTTTGAGGAGCTTCACAGCGGCGGCCTTCAGGGCGAAGTCATAGTTCATGCCATCGCGGCGGGCGATGGGTTGGGAGACGGTGGCGGCGGACATGGTGAGTTAGGTCGGGGTTCGGATGTTGGGAAATACAGCGTTCAGGGTTCAGCGTTCAGGGTTCACGCCTTCGCGGGCTTCTGGTCCAGGACATACTGGCGGTAGTCGTCTTCCGACAGCCCCATGGCGGCGAAGACGGCCTTGTCCTCGGCGCTGAAGACTTCCACCTTGCCGGTGGCGTCTTTGTCCGTGGTGCTGCGGCTCAGCGGCACCGCGCCGGGCTTGAGCTGCTTCACCATCTCTTCCAGCACGCTGAAGGGCGTGACCTTGATGGTCTCGGCGGAGAGCGGGATCACTTTGCCCTCGCGGCTGGCGGTGGCGACAAGCGCGTCCTTTTGGCGCTGCTCCTCCGCCGCATTGAACGTGCTGATCTGCTCGCGCAGCATCTTGACCTCCGCGCTCAGCGCGGTGTAATCGGCATTCATCGCCTCCGGCCTCTTCGCAAGCTCCTCTGCCTTCGCGGCGGCGGCTTCCAGGGCGGTGGCGATGGCGGCTTCATCGGCGTCATCGGCGAGGGTGACACCTAAGGCGGCGAGGAGTTTCACGAGGGCGTTTTTCATGATTGTCAGGTGTTTTTCGGGTTTCGAGCTGGTGATGGGTGCCTCCGCAGCCAGTGCGGTCATGACGCCGGCCAGCTTGCTGTCCGCGTCATGCGGGATCAGAGTCAGGGAGTCATCGGCGATCTCGCCCTGGCGGCACAGCGCGGCGGAGTGGACGAAGATCACGCGGCCCTGCGCATCTCTCACCACGGTCGGTGAGAGATCAATGAAGTGCCCGCCCTTGAGCGCGGCCTCGCCTTCCGGCGTGAAATTGATGATTTCGAAGACGATGCCCTTGCCGGGCTGCACACGGACTTTGGCGTTGGCGGCGATCAATCGAGGCTCTTTCTCCGCCATGTAGCTAGCGTGGCCGGGCACAGTGTTGTGGTTGAAATCCAGCGCCACGGTGTCAAACCGTTGCGCGGCCTGGTTGAGCGGCACTTGTGCGGCGGAAAAGTCATCCACCACGACCGCGCCCTTGCGTGTCTCACGCCGACCCCACGGGGCGACGGTGATCTCGCGCGGCAGTTCGCCATTGGCATCAAGCTTCAGCCGCGCGCCGCTGAAAGCGACCAGCTCCACAGCGGCGGAGGCGGGGCGGGACAGGGCGGCGAGCAGGCGCATCGACATGCGCGCATCTTTCCCGCTCGAAGCCTTGAAAGGCAAACAGAAGGGACACGCCCCGCGTGGTTGAAACGGGCCTTCCCGCCTGCGATCAGATCACCGCGCTGTCACCTCGACGACCTTGCCGCCCTCGAAGCGCGCGCGGAACTTCGTCCACTGCGCCCAGCCGGTACTTTTGTCGGTCGAGACCGCCGCGCCGTACGTCGCCTGCACTTCGTCAAACGTCCAGCCCGTCATCTGCTCCAGCCTCGCGCGCTCACGCGCCGCCTCCTGCTGCTCCGCGATCACGCGCCGCTCCTCGGCGAAGGCCACGGCCTTCTTCCGTTCGGCCTCCGCGTTTATCTTCCGCTGGGTGATCACCCCTGCCGCGCACAGCACCGCCAGCGCGCCGATGATGAGTGTGTTTAGGATCGTGCCCGGCTTTTCCTCCACGGACACAAACGTGTGTTTCCCCTCGATGCGTCGCAGCTCGTTCATCTCGCGCACGCGCTGCACCTTGCCGCTCCACGCCACATACACCCCCGCATGAATCACCGACACGAGCCATGCCACCGGCCCTAGCAGAGAGAACGGCACCAGCACGCGGAGCGACGGCTCGGCCACCGCCATCAGCGGCGCGAAGGACAGCATCCCCGCCGCGAGCCACACCAGCGCATTGACCACCGCCGCGCGCACGCCGCCCGTGAGCAGTGTCGCCAGCGGCGGCAGAAAAAACGCCGCGACCCAGAGCATGACGTTCATGGTTTTGGTTTCGATGGGGGGAGGGGTTTTGAAAAACACACTGCACTTCCCGCCCAGATTCGAGCAGTGATGGCCGCGCTGCAATCCGTGCAGGCCGGGCATTTCTCCGCGTAGGGCTGGCACACCGCCAGCGCGTCCGGCGCGCAACATCCAGGCTCCGGCGTGGCGGACAGCCGCCACAGCGAGGCACCGGCCAGAGCCGCGAGCAGGGTGATGACAGCGATGAGCTTCACGCGCGCTACCTCCTCAACACTTTCGTCACCGCCACGACTGGAAACAAGCTCCTGAACGCGCTGCGCGGGAACTCCATCGGCGGATACGCGGGATTGTAACTGCTGAGTGTCACGCGCTGTCCACTCGGGGAATAAATCTTGAACATCACATCCGCGCCGTGATCGTCATCCAGCACGGCGATCACCAGATCGCCATTGCGTGGCGCGTGGTTCGGATACACCAGCGCCACATCGCCCGGTGTGTAAATGGGTGACATGCTATCACCGGCCAGCGTCACGGCGAAGGCATCGCGATCCTTCGGATCAAATGAGAGGAATCCCTCCCGCGCATAGCCTTCCGTGGTCCAGGCGGCATTCGTCCCCGCCTGGGCCATGGACAGCAGCGGGACAAACTTCGCCTTGTGCCCCTCCATGCCCGGCCCCATCGCCACGGACGGCTCCGCGCCAAACGTGCCGCGCAGCGCGCCATTCTCCGGTGGATGATCCCCGCCATTCATCAGATCGGCGGCCTCCACATCGAGCACAGCGGCGATCTTGCGCGCCATCTTCTCGCCCATTTGCGCGCGACCGTCCTCGATCTCGCGATACGTCGCGACGCTGTAACCGACACGCTTCGCCAGATCTGCGAGGCTGAGACCCGCCTTCTCCCGCGCCGCCTTCAAAAAAAACCGCGCGCCGTAGAGGGTTGGTTCCTCAGTGAGCCTGTTTTCGGAACCCTCCGCACTGAATGCGGAGGGTGGTGCGCCGGCACGGCGCGCCGTCTCGTTTTCGTGCTTCTCGGCGATCAGGTTGAACAGCGTCACCAGTGATTCCGAAGGCTCCCGCCCGCTCTCAATCATTGATAGATAATTTCGCGATATGCCAAGCTGTGGAGCAAATTCTGCCTGAGTGAGTCCCGATCTGCGTCGGAAACTCAACACTTTATCACCAAAAGTCTCATTGGTTGACATTTTTTATTTGACACTGCTCACTGGTTTTGCATAATCACCTGCACATATTCAATTTAATACTCTGTGAGTAAGTCCGTGTCAACTCAATTACCATTTCGCAACCGTGCCAAAGCCGCACTGGCCTTGCGTGGTTGGACGATCACGGAGCTGGCTCGCAAGCTGAATCTGGCCCGCATCACCGTCTCGCGGGCGATCAACGAAGACGACGAACTTCCGCGCACCAAGGAGCGCATCACCAAACTGCTGAAACTTGCCGAATGAAAAAAGAACTGGCCTACTTCATCGAGATCGCCATGCCGGCGGTGAATGCTCTCCCGCTCCCGCAGCGAGCAGATGCCTACTATGGAATCGCCTCCGCGTGGGCTGTGCATGATCAAAAGCTCAGCGAGCAAGCCGCCGCCGCCGCGCGCCTGATGCAGCAGGCAGAGGCCAGCCAGCTCACCTTTGCCGCTCTCATGCAGAATACCTTAACAAAGGAGGCCGGGGAATGATCACGCGCGTCTCACCCTCGCAGATCGGGCTGCACCCGGCGCTGGCTGGTGTCCCTCTCATGACGGCGCTGGCAGAGCGTCTCGCGCAATCGCCAAAAGCGGAGGTGCGTGCGGAAGGTGCCGACCTCGCCACGGAGTGGCGCGCGTTCTCGGAGAACGTCAAAGAGAATGGCGTTCTGGAGCCGATCAAGGTCACTCTTTTTCGTGGAAACGCGGAAGTCCAATACCTCGCTTGTGATGGACGCCACCGCCTGTGTGCGGCGAAGGTGCATCATCTCGCGAGCGTGCCGGTGGAGGTAGTTACGGAGAAGCAAGCGCGCAAGATCATCGAGGCCACGGTCATCGCGCGGCGCAACTGGACTCAGGGAATGAAGGCTTACTTTGCCGTCATCATGCACCCGGAGATCGTGCACCACGCCGCGCAGCGCGAGAAGGCCGGGCAACCCTCCGCACTGAATGCGGAGGGTCTCGCCGCGCAATACGGCCTCGGCCTCCGCACGCTGGAGCAGGCCATGCAGCTTTACCGCACCTTCCACGCCGCGCCGGGCGCGGATGAGGCAGCGAAGATCGAGGCCGAGGCCTTGCGCGAGCAGTACGAGCCCTCCCTCTGGGCCGGTCACGGTCTCGGCGGCGTGATCGCCGGGATAGAGGGAGGGCGGTCCACCAAGGGCGCGAAGAAGATCATCGGCTTTCAGGGTCTCACCGCGCCCTTCGGCACGATCAGCCGCTTTAGCAAACAGTTCACCAAGTGGGACGATGCCGAGCGCCAGAAGGCGCGCACGCTCACGGAGCGCTGGCTCGCCAATGAAGTACACCCGGAGTTCCGCCTCATGCTGGCGGAGGCCATCACCAGCATCACCGACGAGGAATGAAAGAGGCGTCACAACTCAGCACCGTGGCCGAGGTGGAGGCGCAGATGCGCATCCTGGAGGCGCGGCGCACGAAGCGATTGCCGATGAAAGGCACGCTGGGCGGTGTGATCCAGCGCCTGCGTCAGGAGCAGAATCTCTCGCTCTTTGAGATGGCCGCCGCGTGCGTCATCCAGCGCAGCTCGCTGCATTACATCGAGCTGAACGAGCGCAGCACCCACGGCATCCCCGTCATGCACCGCATCGCGCTCAGCCTGGGCATGAAGCTCTCCGCCCTGATCTCGATCTGGGAAGAGGACAGCGGGCAAAACGATCCCGTCCCCGCAAGCACCAACCCGAACCCCGAACCCGCATCGCACCCATGAGCCTGCCCGTCACCACCACCCTCCTCATCTTCAGCCTCGGCGCGTTCGCCGGTTACACCGCCACACGCCTGCTGGCGCTGTGGTTCCGTGACCGCCGTCGCGCCCATCTGCGCCTCCGCGCGCGGAGCTGCCGCCAGATTTGCCTCGACCTGTGAGCGTCAGTCCACACCCACCGCCACGCCGCCCTCATGATCACCGCCGCCCAACGTCACCTCCAGCTCGCCTGTGTGCAGCAACTCGTCAACGCCGGGACACCGGCGCGCCGGGCCTGCGCGGAGGTCGGCATCTCGCACGCGACGTTTTACCGCCTCCTGAATCGTAGCGCGAGTTTTCCAAGTCGTGAGCCCGCACCCGTGACCGCGCCGAGCGCACCCGCCAAGCGCGGTCGCAAGCCCATCCTCACTCTCACGCCTGACGAGCAACTGCGCCTCCAATACTGGATGCTGATCCGTGAAGGATCGCTCCCCGCCGCGCTGAAGGAATGGATCAGCGATGAGGAGATCATCAGCACCGAACGCCCCGGCACGCCGCCGCGCGCGGAGATCATCACCTTCATCAAGGAGCGCTGGAGCGCCGCGCTGGCGCGTCATCAGCGCCCGCAGTGGCCGCTATCGCTGAAGCGCGCCGCGCGTGTATCTCCCGAGGTGCGCGCACTGTTTGAAGGCCCGCGCGCCTTCCTCAGCCATGAGGTTACGGAGCGACGCGGGAATTTCATGATCATTGATGGCGAGAAGATCCCGTTCTACGCCGGCGCGATCTTTGAGTCCGATGACGAGTCGGAGAACGAGCCTTTCCGCTACACCGACCCGGCCACGGGCGAGGAGAAGCTCGGACGCCAGTCGCTGAAGACGATGGACGTGTTCTCCCACTACTGGCTGGGATTTTCCCACATTGGCCGCGCCCGCGATGCGTATCGCGCGGAGGACATCGCGGATCACTTCGCGGACATCGTCGATCAATATGGATTGCCGCTAGTGTGGCGCATTGAGCGCGGTCGCTGGGACAACAACTTTATTTACGGCATCGAGATCGACCAGGAGGGCAAACGCTGGGGAAGCCTGGAAGACATCGTGCATCTTCAAGTCTGTCATTTGTCACGGCAAAAAGGGAACATCGAAGGCGCGTTCAACTTTGCGCAGCGACTCCGCGCGCACGGTCGCGCGGGCGAGGCGCTGAGCATTGGCCGCACGCGCGGACAATTTGAGCAGGCGACGAAGCTCATGCTCGCCGCTCATCGCGGCGATGATGGCGCACTGAGGAAATTCTGGAGCATCGAAGAGAGCGCGGCCAGCGTGATGGCGTCGCTCGATCTCTACAACGCCACCGCGCACCAGCGCCGGAGTCATGGCAATAAATTCCTGGTGCCTCGTGATCTGTGGGCCGCCCAGGTGAAGCGTGAATGCCCCGCGCGCGAGCGCTGGCGCTTCTGCGCGATCAAGCAGCGCGCTAGCATCAAGAAGGGCGCGATTGAGGTGAAGGTCAAACACTGGCCCGTGAGCTTTCGCTTCCGGTGCAGCGGCTCGAATCGCTTCCCCGATGTGCTATTGGAGCACGGTCATGAGGTGCTCATTGCGTTTTCACCTTCACGTGCGGAGGACGGCTGCCACGTCTTCAACGCGGACACCAGCGCGCGCAACCGCGAGGGCTTCGGCTTCGCTCAGTTCATCGGCGTGGCGGAGTGGATGCCCGAGGTCGCCCAGGTCGTGATCGGCGGCCAGGCGGGCGGCAGCGAGGGCCAGCGCGCCCACCGCGCCCAGGTGCGCCGCGTCTTCCGCGCCATCGTGCCCGGAGGCGCGCGGAAAAGCTTCGCGGCGGACGGCCTCGGCAACGCCCTGCGCAACTCTGTGGCCGGTGGCGCTGTAGCCGGGGGCAGTGACCCCGGTCGTGACTTCCCCGCCGCTGATCGCGAGATCCCATCCCCCCGCCACATCAACACGCCAGCAGACGACGCCGACGACGACTGGCTGGCCCTCGAATCACGCGCCGCCCGTGGCGGCCTGATCCACGCCTGAAGCATTCCTCCATGAGCAAACCACTGAACGAACTCACCATCGCCGACTTGATTGATCTGATCGAGAATCCGCCGGCCAAACCGGGACACAACCTCGCGCGCACCATTGCGGATGCGCGGCCCCATCATGCCGCGTTGAAGCTTCTCGATCCCGCCGAGAGCGCCGCCCATTGGTATCAAAAGGCACGGCTCGCGCACGCGCTGCTCAACGTCCCGGAGATCGAGCTTCGCATCGCCGCAGGATTACCGAAGCGCGCGACCCGTCAACGCTTCAGCAAGCGCCTTCGCGACCTCGCCGCGCTCAAAGGCGTCGTGGTGCCTCGCTGGGGAAGGAACGCCTTTCTTTTGAAGAAAGCCCCCCGCGCCGCCAAGTCCGTGCAGCGTGACGCCTGAATCCCCGTGCCATCCCACAACCTCAACACCCAACGCATCCACCCATGATCATACGATTGACCAATGACATCTTTGTCGAAAGCACCAACATCCTTTACACCGAGGCCAGCGAAGTCGGCGGCCTCGACGTGTGGTTGAACCAGCACGGCGATGGCGCCACCATCGTCCAAGTCCGCCCCGAGGAGGTGGGCCGGGCGCTCTCCGCCCTCGCCCAAGCCAGCGCCTCGCAACTGCGCGCCATCCAGCTCATCGGCGACGAGGCCAATCAAGCGCCGGTCGAAACCATCCACGGCTGAATCCCCGAACCCCGAACCCAGAACATTGAACCCAACCCCCATGAGCACCCAAGCACCCACCACCACCAATCCCGCCGAGGAGCTTCACTCCCTGGCCACGATGATCCGCGAGTATGCAGAGAGCAACGAAATCAGCACGGCCGAGCTGATGCGGCGTCACGCCAAGGACGGCCTCGGGAGTGATAAGACGTTCAAGTCCATCCTCGACGGCCACACCGAGGAGCTGGACGTGGGTCGGCACCTCGTGAACTACCGCGCGGTCTATCACCTCATCTTCTCCGGCGAGCAGGAAACCGAGACTCTTTATGAGGACTTCCCCGCGACCATGCGCGTGCGCAAGCAGATCACACGTCTCGTGCTCAGCAAGTCCGCCGCGCGCCTCCTCGTCATCGAGGGCGAAAGCGCCACGGGCAAAACTTGCGCGGCGAAAGTCGTCGAGCGCATCTACTCCAGCAATCCCACCCCGCGCCGTGTGGTGCGCATCGAGGGCACGGTCGGCTGGAAGGACCGCCCGAGCGCCCTCTTCTCGAAAATACTCGAATCACTAGGCGAGCTGGACACCAGCCGCAGCCAGTTCACTAAGATGGAACGCGTGATCAAGATTCTGCGCCAGGCGCGCCGCTGCTGCATCCTCGACGAGACGCATGACTTCGGCCCGATGTGCCTGCGCGCGGTTAAAACGCTTATCAATGAGACGAGCGCCGAGTTCGTCTTGCTGGCGCATCCGCAGCTCTTCCGCACCCTGGAGCGCGAGAACTACGACGATCTCTCCCAACTCATGGAGAACCGCCTCCTGGCGCGGATTCGGCTCGCGAAGCCAACGGAGGGCGATGTTCTTTTCCTTCTCCAAAAACAACTGCCCGCCCTGAATGGCGACAGCGAGGAGGCCGCGCGACTCATTACCGCCAAGGCGCGCGAGCGCGGCAATCTCGCGTTCGTCCGCGAGGTCATCACGCGCATCGAGCAAAGCCGCAAAACCGTAACGCTCGACCTCATCACCAAGTCCACCGACGCCGAATGGCGCGACCGCAAACCGCAGATCGCCGCCTGATCCTCCACCACCCCCCAAGCATCATGACCATCCTCCTGCAACTCCCCGATCCAGATCGCACCACCACGCCGGCATCCCAGCTCCGGCAATCACTGCTCAACGCCCTGATCACCGCCATGCAGCACTACTCGCTCGACGATGTGGCCACCGCCATGGCCGCCTTCAGTGGCGACATCACCCACGTCCGCGAGGAGATCGCGCGCCGCCAGCTTGAGCTGGCCGCCGATCTCGCCCGCCGGGCCAACATCATCCCCCTCAGCCGCGCCGCCTGACATCCCAACACCCCGCCCTCCATCACAAATATGAGCACCACTGACAAACGCAAAGCCAAAATCGCCGCCGCGAAGGCAGCCAAACTCCACGTCCTGATCAAAGATGACCTCGAACTCGCCATTGCCCTGAATGACGCCGCGCGCGCCACCATCGCACTGAATGCGCTGACTCAGGAACTCAACGCCGAACTGCAAGTCGTGAAAGAACGCTACGCCGATAAGCTGGACGCCATGGCCTCCATCAAAGAGGAGCGCGAGGACGCCATCCAGAGCTACTGCGAGCGGCACCGCGCGCAGGTCTTCCCGGAGGACAAGCAGAGCGTCACCATCGCCGGCCATACGCTGAAGTTTCACAAGGGCACCGGCAAGCTCACCACCATCAAGGGCGTGACCGAGGCGACGGTGATTGACCGCCTGATCGAGCACGAGGACGAGGCGCTCTCTGACAAGTGCCTGAATTGGAAGCCTAGCCTCGATAAGGACGCCATCAAGGCCGCCTTCCCCGATCATCGCGAGACCTTCACCGAGATGGGCCTCGCCATCCAAAAAGATGAGAGCTTCACCATCGAACTTGACCTCAAAGCCGGGGCCGATATCGCCAAAACCGCGCAGGTCAGCGCCTGAACCAATCCGAAAGGAACGCACCAGGATGAAATGCTCCTGTGGAAAAGAGAAGGCCGCTGATTACCACCTCGCGTGCCCGTCGTGCTGGGCCTTCGTGCCCAAGCCGCTGCAAGATCGCGTTTGGAAACTCTACCGCGAGGCGCGCGGCAGCGACAACCACGTCGAGGCCGTCCGCGAGTGTTACGAGCATATCCGGGCGGGTCGCAACACGCCCAAGAAACCGGGCTTCGCCAAGCCGTGGAAACAGGTCTTCACGTTGCGTCGGCGGACAGGATTACCTCGTCGTCAAGACCCAGACCGCCATCGCCATCTGTTAGGTCAAAGACCAGCCGCGCGAAGGCGCAACCAAGTTCCACGAAGAGGCAGCTCGATGACCGCAGCACATCTCCGCAAATCCATTTGCCTGCAAACGGAGCGCACCCTCACCGCGCTGCTGCGTCGCAAGCAGCCCGCCACCCAGGCCCGCAAACCCGCACCCAGCCGCCGCCGATGAGCAACATCCCCGCCAAAGTCCTGCCAGCGCAATTCGATGTGATGAACCAGCTCGGCTTTGAGCTGAAGCCTTACCTCGATCACAACGGTTTAGCCGTGTGGTGCTTCGGCGGTCGTCTGGAATTGACCTTGTGCTCTGACGATGCGCCGGATATGCCGCTCATCATCTCACTCGTGGAGATCAAAGCCAGCCAGGAGGCCGTCCGCAGGCTTCAAACCAACCTCAAAGACCTCCTCGGAATCCGCTAACCCCATGCGCACCTACATCCTCCAGCCCGCAGCCAGTGCGCCACGCCCGGACAGGAGCACGGACGCTCCCGTTCGCAGCCCCGCCCCGTATCCCGGCACCAGCGCCCCGCTCAGTCGCCGCCAAAAGTGGCAGCTCTCCAATCTTGCCGAGGAAGCCTGGCTGCACCTGGGGCGGCGTGATCAGCTCGCGGGCGAGTCTTTGGAAGACTTCCGCCACCGTGTGGCGGTGGAGGCGTGCGGGAAACGCATCAGCGCCGCCGGCAACGGCGATTACAAGGCCATCCAGGCACGCTTCCTCGTCATTTTTGGTGAGAGCGCCCGCGCCTTTGACAGCGCTATGAAAAGCGAAACAGAGGGTCTGCGCATCGCTCACCAAAAGCTCAGCACCGAGCTGCTGGCCCAGGGTCTCCAGCCCGGCTACGCCGAGACCATCGCCCGCGCCGTGTTCAAGCGCCCCCTCGCCAGCCTGCACACCAAAGAGGTCTGGAAGGTCTTCTACACCATCCGCAATCGCGGCAACGCCAAGCACGGCAAAGGCAACGCCGCCAACCGGAACAAAAGCCAGCGCCGCACCCAAGACTAACTGAACCCTGAACTCTCAAACCCATGGTACCGATTGATTACCGCAACGCCACCTTCAGCGATCTGAAGTCACGCCTCTCCGGCCTGCGCATCCAGGTCTATCAGGCATTCCTTGACTACGGCCCCGGCACCACCAAGCAGATCGCGGATCGCTCCGGCCTCAGCCTCCTCACCTTGCGCCCGCGCACCACGGAGCTGCTCGACCTCGGCTTTGTCGAGCTGATCGGCGGCGAGGGCCACGAAGGCATCTACCGCGCCCGCTCCATGGCGGAGGTGGAGGCATTCCACCACGCCCGTGTGCGCGACCTCGCCGATCCCCAGCTCGCTTTTTCCCTGTAAAACATCCCCGCCCATGAGCCTACGCGATGAATCCACCACCACCCAGCCGCCAGATGAAGCCTGGTGCGCCCCGGTCAATCAAGAGATCGAGGTCGAGCTTTACCCCGGCGCCCGCGTCCGTGTCAAAGTTCCGGACACCATCCCGCAATACGCCACGATGGCGCTTGTCAAGAACCCGGCCACGGGCACCTACCAGCTCACCCCTTGCGTTTGGGCGCAGCATGTGCGCATGACGGAGGATCTGGCCGCGCGCCTCGGCCTCGGCGTGTCCACCAGCGTCTTCTATCGCCTCCTGAGCACCGGCTTCGTGAAGAGCAGCGAGTTCGGCCCTCGCACGCTGCTGGTGGATCTCATCAGCGTCCTGAAACACCTGCACCGCACCCGCCGACAGCCCGGGAAGAAAAGCTGGTGGACACCCGAGCGCAAAGACCTCTGGAACGCCACCCGCTGCGGCATCGGCAGCCTCATTGAACGGGAAGAGATGATCAAGGAGGACGGCGCAGAATGAGAGCGCTCGACGCCATGCTCGACAAGCTGAGGCTTCAGCATAAGAGCCACAAGACCGCCAAGTGCTATCGTCACTGGGTACTCCGCTATGCCGCCTGGCTGAGGAAGCTCGACGCACAGGCAGCGGCCATGGACAGTGAGCGCAGGGTGGAGTCCTTCTTGTCCGACCTGGCTCGCGGCGCATTAGCCGCGAGCACGCAGAATCAGGCATTCAATGCACTGCTTTACTTTTGCCAGCACGGCATCGGCACCGCGCTGCGCGAAGGCATCCAATCACTCAGGGCAAAGCGTCTTCCCGGATCACTGCTGACTCCGCTACTGCAACACCTCAGCCGCGAAGCTGTGCGGATTTGGTGCCGTGGGCATCGAGCGTAACCCAATCTACGCAAAAGCCTGCGCGGCGAAGGTCGCACAGGGGACGCTTTTTGATGACTAGAACGGTGATTCCACAACCAATGGTCGTATATCAAAGTGAAAAAACCTCCCAAAAACTTTCTCCTTGAACCCACGCCTCACACCGAGGCGGCGGAGTGGCTGCGCGGCAAGCCGCTGGTCGCCAAGCAGGTCTTTGACGGCCTGCTCCCGGAATTGCGCGCGCGCGCCTTCACCATCACCGGCATCGAAAACATGAACATCCTGGCCGATGTCAGGGAGCTGGTCGCCCAGGTGCCCGAGGGCGCGGACTGGAGGCAGGCGAAAAAACAGATCGCCGCCTCCATCGGCCCCTTTGTTTCGCACGACGATGATAAGGGCGCGCTCGCCCGCGCTCAGCTCATCCTGCGCACGCATGGCTTTCAAGCCTACGCGAACGCGAATCATCAAGTGCTGGAGCGTCAGGCCGATGTGTTCCCCTTCTGGCAGTACCTCAGCCTCGACGATGAGAAGGTCAGACCCACGCACGCCGCGCTGCACAACGTCGTGCTGCCGGCGGATTCACCGTTTTGGAAAACCCACACGCCGCCCTGGGACTGGGGCTGCCGATGCCGCAAGGTCGCGCTGCTGCCGGAGGACGTGGAGGATCTGATCCACCAGGAAAAAAACCTGCCGCCCGAGAAACGCAATGTGCTCGAAGGCCCGGCCAGGGCGAACCTGGAAAACAATGGCCGCATCTCGCGCGGCCCGAGCGCAAACTTCGATGTCCGCGCGCCCATCGAGAAGGGCAGGGAAGATGGCTTTTTCTTTGATCCCGGCTCGCTGCGGCTCGACGCCAACGGCCTGCGCGCCCGCTACCAGGACAGCCCCGAGCGCCAGCAGAGCTGGAATGAATTTGAATCCTGGGCACGTAAGCAAGAGATCGGCGCGGGTGAGACAGCCAGCATCTGGGACTGGCTGAACGGCAAAGCCTTGAATCAAGGCTCTTTCCCGCTCCCAAACCAGCCAGCGCCGCTGCTCACACCGGAGCTCACCTTTTTATGGACGGAGAGGCAGGCCAGCACCACGCCGGCGAAGTGGGCCGCGATTGAAAACGGCGCATTCAAGTCCGAGAAAGTGCTCGGCGGAGGTGTCAATGATACGCGCCGCGTCAAGAACGGTGTCGAGGTTGTTTTCAAGTCGGCGGCTGGCGAGGAGAAGCGCCAGCTTCGACGCGGCGTCGTGCCAGGAACGCAATGGAAGCGCGAGATCGCCGCCAGCAAAATTGACGAGGCTCTCAACCTCGGCTTGGTGCCGCCCACCGCCCGGCTCGAATGGCGCGGCAAGGAGGGTTCCGCGCAGTTGTTCCAGCGCGGATTCGAGGATGCAGCCGACTTTTTCAACCGCAGCGACCTGCACTCCACCAGCACCACCACCGGAGCGCGTCCCCGTGGCTGGAAGGGGATGCCTCCGCAGCTCGCCAATGACTGGCAGCTCCTGGACGACCTGCTGCTGCACACCGACCGACATAATGGAAACTGGCTCGCCAGGAGAGCTGGTGCTGATGTGGAGATCGCGCTGATCGACAATGGCTATTGCCTGCCGGACACACCGGCGATCACAAGAAAGCGCTTCGCCGGCCCGGCGGAGGGCCGTGCCATTGATCCTCTCAATATGGCCCGCATTGAGCGCTTCATCAGCGAGGAGCGAAGCGTCCGTCGCTCGCTGAAGCCTCTCTTGTCTGACGGGGCCGTGGATGGTATGTTTGCGCGCGCACGGGCACTGAAAGCCCGAGGCACCTTTGGTGACTTCGACATCTCCGAGATCAATCCTCATCTTCCAGAGTCCAAGCGCGTCACCAAAGAGGAGCCGTTCTATTAACCATGAAAGTCGTCTTCCATTCACACACAGGCGACGAGCCGAAGCTGCTTGGAACCTGGAGCCTTGGGCCAGGCAACCGCGCGCTGTGCGACTCGCCGCGCCTTGAAAGGCTCGTCAGTGACGCCTCTCCGCTGGTTGTGACCGGCGGCCTGGTTTCAGCCGAAAACGGTGTTGCTTTCCTTCGGGCGCTGCCGTTGAATTTCTCCGGGTCAGCCCTGCGGGCGACCCTTTATGAAAATTGAAGTCATCAAAACCCGCGACGTGCTCACGCCGAGCCTTCGGGAGCACCTCGCCACCTGCTCAAACCCCCACAAGGCGCTGGAGGCCATGGGTCTTGTCATCGTGAGCATGGCTCAGCGCGCGTTCACCAATGCCAGCTTGAGACCGTCCGCCTGGGCTGCCTTGAGTGACGCCACACTGGCCTCAAAGCGCCGGGCTGGCTACGGCTCGAAGCCGCTGATTAACGAGGGCACTCTAGCCGCCAGCCCCAGGATCGTCTCAGTCAGCTCCAAGAACGTCACCGTTGGTTCAGACCGCCCCTACGCTGGCTACCAGCAGCTCGGCACAGACACCATCCCTGGGCGGCCATTCTTTCCTTTCGATGACAACGGGCGCCCATCAGCCAGCGCCCGCCGCCGGATGCTCTCGGCAGCCCACCGCGCCCTCAAACTCCACCAAAAGTGACCCTTTTCTGACCGCGCACACTATTTTGCACCCAGCCAACCCCACCCAATGCTAGGTGTCTCATCCTATTTCAACCCCTTCGTTGGCACCTGCTTGCTTCAGTTCGCGCATCACAGCTGCCTCGGACTCGAAAACATAGACAGGACGCACAGCGGGTTTGCCGTCCTCTCCGATGAAAATGATCTGGCCCTTGTGTCCCTTCTTTGCCTTGCGCCACGCGCCACCCTGGTCTTTTGACATGTCGCGATATTCATCCGCCGCGCCCACGGTCATGCGCACCCGGAGGATGCGCGCGCCCGCGCTCCCGTCTGGACGCACGACGCGGAACTCCTTGCAGAACTCATCCCATTGCGCTGCCGTGGTCTTCTTGTTCATGAAGGCTGTCAACCGCTCGCGGATCGCCTTGTCGCGGATGCTTTTGAATTGTTTGAGCGCGTAATCGCAATCGAACTCCACCTTGCCCTGCTGCGTTGCAGGCTTGTATGCCAGATCACGAACGAGGGCGCGCCGCACGATCACCATGCCGGGCTGATCCTGTCTGCTACCATAAATGGTCTCAGCCAGCACCGCTTTCTCCCCGGCCATGTTCTCCGGCATGATGCGCTTGATCTCGGCATCGAAGAAGGCGCGCGGATTGGCGGCCACGGGGTCGGGAAAGCGGAAGAACTTCTGTTTCTTCTCATCGCGCATCCATCCGGGCAGAAAGGCGATCATCATCGCATCCAGCGCGTGATGGCGCTTGTCAGTGCGGTTCTTTTCGGCCTCCTCCTCGGTCACTGCATTGACATCGAGGATGCCATTGAGCTTGTATTTGCGCCGGATGCGTCCGGTCAAGCCACCGGATACCACGGTGACGCGGAGCACGCCTTTTTCGTCCACGCCGTTCTTCCAGCCGAAGTGGAGCGAGGCGAGCTTCTTCGCGAGGCGTGAAATCCATGCTGTTTCCGCAAGCGCCGTGTACTTGTCCACGAGCAATGGCGCGTCCTCACGCAGGAGCAGTTGAATCTTTTTGTTCCTCAGTGTTGCCGCGTGCTTGTTCACCCGCTCCGCATACGCGTCCCAGCCGGGCTTGCCGTGCTTATATTCATAAGGTGTCTGGTCGCGCTTGAGCTGGTTGCACTCGTGACAGGCCAGAACGTAGTTCACCATCGCGTCCGGCCCGCGATGACGCTCGCTGCGCGGCACGATGTGATCGATCTCACATTGATCCAGCTCATCCATGCTGATGGCCTTGCCGCAATACAGGCAATCGTCACCCTGCTGCTTGAGCAGTTCGTATTTAAGAGGAGCGAAGGTGTCCTGATAGCCGTAGTCCAGTACCAGCTTCCGGGCTTCGAGCCGCGCCTTCTCGCGATCTTTTTGAAACTTCGCGAGGTCGCGCTTCGCATCGTCGCCCATGAAATCAGTGCGCACAAACTCCAGCACGATCTCTGACGGCACCCCGTACGCCTCCTCCAGCGCCATGAGCCGTTCGGCGAACGTGGACAGCCGGTGCCTCACAATCGGATCGTTGTTGCTGCCGATCAATTCTTGGATGGCGGCGAGGCGGTTCACCTGGCCGTCGTCATCACGGTGCCGTGCTTCCAGCGCGTCGAGCCGCTGCTCGGGGATGTAGATGCCCTCCCAGGTGTCGCTCGTTTGCGCGAGATCGCGCAGGAACTTCAAGTGCTTCGTGAGGATGTAAGGACGTGGCAGGGCGCACTTCTGCTTGTTGCCGTTAATGATTTTCACCGGATCGGCATCGTGTACATCCATGCCGATCTCGTCCAACAACAAAGGCTCCCGGTCCTCTAAACGCTTCAAGAACAAACTCGGCTTCTGCCCGCTGAGCAAAAGAGCTTTGATCACTTTCAAGGCTGGTCGGCTGTAGCGGCTGCGGCCCTCGGTCTTGGGTGCTTTCACCTCTTCGTGGCCTTTGAGCGGGCGCAGGTTCATCTCTTTGATACCCTTTTTATTCCCCCAATCACGCTGAATGAGAGCGTAACGTTTCGCCACAGCCTCAGACCATCTTTTGAGATCGTGCTTCACCGCTTGTGCCTCTTTGGAAACGACGGCGATTATCTTCCTGATTTCCTCCACGGTGAGCTTGCGCTGGCCGTTCACGTCCTCGACGAGTGTGTTCTTTAGCTTCATCAGGAACGTCACCTCGGCGTAGAGCAGCGAGTCAGGGTAGATGCGTTGGTTTTTCTGGTCGTAGCGGATGGCGACGTTGCAGACCTTCATTCCCTCAAACACGGCACAGTCATTGATGATGCGGTTGTCAAAGCGCGGAGTTTTCTGGCCGGTGGCGGCCATCCAGTCATCCGTGCTGCCAGGGTGCAGGCTGCGCTCTTGGCGGAACTTCAGATAAGCACCAAAGTCTTTTTCTGCCAGCTCATCTGGCTTTCCGGGCGGGCCATAAACCAGAAACTCGCCGATGTCTGATGCATGAACGGGAAACACGCCGTCATCACCGCGCTTGGGATCGTCCGCCTTCCAGCCTGTTTTTTTCCATTGCTCGAATGAGCGCTTCAGTTTGTCATTCTGCTTTGCCGCTTGTCTCATCAGCTCAGCGATCTCGCGGTTCACATCCTCGCGATCAAAGCGGACACGCCGGGTGGATGTCGCGTCATGGTCAATGCGCTCCTTGAGTTCATCTGGCTGCGCTGGATTCCACAAACCCATCTTCTGCGCATCATAGAAGCATGGGTAATGAAACTGCTTGTCCGGCACTTCTTGTTTGAACTTCGGCCAGGCTTCGACAGCGGCTTTGTAGGTCGGGTCTTTCTTCGCAAGTTCGTCATCCTGCTTTTTCAAAGCCTTGGCGAGTTCTTCTTCTGTGAGATTTTTCTGTCCCACATCACGCGACGCCCATGGCACGCGCCCATACCCTCTCTTCTGCACTGCCGAGTGCAGCGCCTTGTAGATCTGCCATTCCTCCAGTTTCTCACCACGCAGGAGTTTGATGCGAAGGAGGCAGGAGGTGTAACACGTCGGATCACCGGCTTTCGCGAACTCGCGCTCCAGCTTCTCATCGCCTTCGTGCTTGAGCTTCCATGTTCCTTTCTTCTTTTTCCAATCCTTTGGCTCAATCCACTGTCCCGCGCCATCCACCTTCCCCACGCGCCGACCGATGAGCGGTGTCAGCCCCGCCTTTTTCCACACTTCATCCAGCCATGCCTCACGCGCCTTGTGCGCCTGTCGGGTGCGCCACATGCGGCGGCGGCTGGCGGCGGCTCTGGTGGAGGCGAATTCGGCCGGAATCAGCAGCGAGGCCACGTGCAGGAATTTATTTTGCGCCTCATCCCACACGGCTTCGCCGATGCTGCCTTTCCCCAAATCAAACGCCCAAATCGTGCTCATGCGTCACATGCTAAGAATTTCCCCACAGCCCGGCAAGGTTGAAATGGGATTTTCCAAACACGCGCTTGCCTTGCACCTGATTGCCAGGCGATGGCAAAGCGTTCATCAGCCTGATCCAGGTCAGTCATATTGTTCATCAGGTTGAATCCTTTGGTGTTCTGAAATCCGCTTATGGAGCTTACCTTATGGTTCGGTTGTTTGACACAACCCCGAGGAATACAAATCGAAATGAACACCAAAATGTATGTGGGCAATCTGCCCTTCAGCGCCACTGAGGCCGAGATCCGCGCCCTCTTCTCCGATTACGGCACCGTCACCGACGTGCATCTGCCCATGGACCGAGACAGCGGCCGCCCGCGCGGCTTTGCCTTCGTGACCATGGACACTCCCACTGCCATGACTGAGGCCATCAAGGCTCTGCACGAAAAAGAATTCGGCGGTCGCAATCTGACCACCAATGAAGCGCGTCCACAGGGCGAGCGCCCCTCCTACGGTGGCGGCGGCGGTGGTGGTGGTCGCGGTGGCTACG